GGCGGCGGACCAGCGGGAGGCAATGGAAATACGCCAAGCCGAAAGGGTGGTCGCCGTGCTTAGGAACATCATCAACGATCTGGTCGGAGGCTCGTGGACGATCCTCGGTCTGCTCTTTGCAGTAGTCGTACTGCCAGAAGGTCAGACGCAAAGCACAATGGCAACGCTGTTCATCCTGATGACAATCATTTGGGTGGCAACAGGATATTTGAGGTGGAAAGAATGAAGTTCAGGGTCAAGTCGCAGCTCGACCACGTTGAGAAGGGCGGCATCCTTGACGACTGCGGACCATCCAGCACGGCTGCTGCCGTTGCGTGGGCGTCTGGCTACAAGGTGGACCCCACCGCTGGAGACGGCATAGTCGCAAAGGCGAAGGCGACTGGCTTCGTAGAGAAGGAGGGCGTGTCGGACAACGGCTCGTCTCTCGGCGACTTGATCAAGACGGCAAAGCAGATGGGCGCGAAGGCGCGCTATGCAAAGTCGTGGGATGACGTCGTGATTTCCGCGCACCGCGGGGCTGGACTCATCATCTGGGTGCAGCAGGCGGTGGACTACCCAGCCGTGGAGATCAGCGAGTGGCATAAGCGCTGGCAGGCATACTGGACAAAGAAAGATCGCAAGCACATCGCGCTCGGCTACGGTCACGTCACCGCAGCCGCGTGGGATGCCGTTGACGGCTGGCAGTGGGCGTGTCCCACACGGTCAGGCAAGGGCAAAGAGAAGTTTGGGGTCGTAGTGACCGAAGAGCAGCTCAAGCAGATTGCTGCGAGCAAGAAGAAGCAGACGGGCGGCGCAGCGTTCAAGCACGTCGTCATCGTCGAGTGGAAGTAAGGAGTCAGAATGTATAGCGACATCAAGGCAGGCATCCGCTGGATCATTGACAACACAGGCGTAGACGAGGCACTGATTGAGTTCTTCCGAACCTTCATCACCGTGTCTATCTCAGTCGCACTCGGCTTGGGCATCCCGCTCCTCGACATTTCTGGCGGTGACTTCCGCACAGTGCTGTCCGCAGGGCTGGCCTCAGGGCTGCAGGTGCTGATCAAGTTCCTTGACCCAAAGAACACTTCGTTCGGGATCAAGGAGAAGTCGGCTGAAGACAAGGCTCTTGCGGAAAAGCAATACGACATCTAGGCTCTGACGATCGGCGTGTAGTCGCGCCGAAGTAGGAGGTCGCAATGGAGGAGTTAGACGAGTTCCTGACGCTGCAGGGTGCCTACAAAGGGCCACTCTGCGGCTATCAGTTGCTTGAGATAAGCGACGCTGACCGGCAATCGCTGGACAAGGCGCTCGCAGCCGCGAAGATCACGGCAAAGGCAATCCAGAAGTGGTGCGAGATTCGCAACCAGCACTGGGCGCAGCAGAACATCCAGCGACACAGGAGAGGGGACTGCAAATGCCAGAAGACCTGATCGAGTTTCAGCGTGAGGACGAACTCAACGAACTGAAGTCGGCGCACAGGCGTGCGTTGCGCGCGCTCGCAAAGAAGGATCAGCAGACAGACGAACTCGTGGAGGCGGTCTACCGCGCCGCGAAGGATGCGGCGGTCGGGATGAAGATTCCAGCCGTGCCTGCACCGAAGCCAGACAAGCGCAAGGGCAAGCGCGAGGTTGCCGTCGTGCAACTAAGCGACTGGCAACTCGGCAAGAAGAGCGTGGACTACGACATTGACACCGCAGCCAAGCGGCTGCAGTTGCTCGCCGAAAAGGTGCAGCGGGTGGTAGAGATTCAGCGCAAGGATCACCCTGTGGACACGGTGAAGATTCTGCTCACTGGCGACCTCGTGGAGTCAGACGGCAACATCTTCCCAGGACAAGCCTACGAAGTTGAGGCTGGCGGTCTGTACGTCCAAATCTTCCGCGGCGCGGAGATGCTCGCGCAGTTCGTGCGCGCTATGGCCGCACTCTTCCCGAATGTCGAGGTCTACGGTGCGATCGGCAACCACGGGCGCTTGGGGCGCTACTCGGATCACTCGCCAGAAAGCAACAGCGATGCGATTCTTTACAACATTGCGCGGTCACTCGTGCAGAGCGAGAAGCGCGTGAGCTGGAAGGAGAGCCTCACCGTTGGCGGTCGGCACTGGTACGACACGTTGGAACTGCCAGGCGGCAAGATCGGGATGATCGTCCACGGCGATCAGTTCAGAGGTGGGCTTGGGATGCCGTGGTATGGCGTTGCAAAGAAGGCGAGCGGCTGGCGCTTGAGCGTCGCGCCGTTTGACTATCTCTGGTTCGGACACTGGCATCAGCCTGCGCGACTCGTCCTTGCCGACGGCAAGATCACGACGTGGTGCAGTCCGTCACTTGAGTCCAGCAACCGCTTCGCGCAGGAAGTTGTCGGCGCATCAGGTGAGCCAGGTCAATGGCTGATGTTCTTTGACGGCGACGGAGAGGTCTCAGCCGAGTACCTGATCCGCTTGCGCTAGTGCCGTTCCTTGCAGGTCCGCCGGCACCGAGGCCGCAGGACATAGGAGCCTGCACGCCGTGCGGGGAGACTCGCAGGGTGTGGAGGTTTGCCGAACAGGAAGTCAGCCTCACGGTCGGCTATTCTGCAGTCCTGTCCTACGCTATCTGCCGAGCGTGCCTAGAGGTGGTTCTAGAGCTGCTCGATGAGGACGATGACGCCGCTGGCTATGCCAGCGACCTCCCAGACTGACCTCCTCCAGTCTGGGAGGCTACCCCCTTGACAAGCCGTGATGTCACGTTCTAGGATCGTGACAGCAGGGAGGAACCAGCCAGAAGGCTGATCCTGCTGAGGAGGTCTAGATGAACAAGAACTTCGGCTGGGTCAGCCGCAGCGAGCGCAAGGGTCACGCCACATTCGTGGTCGGCGACCCTAACTCGACCGAACTCCCTTCGCTCATCTTTGAGCTGGGCGTTCGTCCGAAGCGCGATGAGAAGCCAGTTGCAGAACACGCGCCAATCGCGTGGAGCGAGATCGCTCGCATCTCTGCCGGTGAAGTCACCCTTGAGCAGTTGAAGGAGGCAGCAAAGTGAAGACAATGATCTTGGACACACTCGCAGTCGCATCGTTCATCGCAGCAATGGTGCTGGTCTTGGCACTGGGGTCAATGCGATGAAGCTGAACCGAAAGACGCAGCCACTGGTCTACAAGCGAGTGGCAATCCGCACGACGCTGCTCGATGAGCAGAAGCGCAGCGATCAGCAACTTGACATTGCCATTGGCATTCTCGGAGCGACGCTTCTGGTGATGGTCTTCGTGGTGCTTGGCTAATGCCAGTTTACGAGTACCGCTGCGGCGACTGCGGACATCGGGAGGAACACACGCACTCAATCACGAACGTCTATAACCCGCGCTGCGAGAAATGCGGCCGCTGGATGCGGATGGTCTATTCACCGGCGGCGGTGGTTTACAAGGGCGAAGGGTTTGCGAAGAAAGATCGCAAGAAGAAGGAGGGCAAGTGAGCAAGCAATACGAGTTCGTCAAGGCAGAGCAGCGCAGTCCTGAGTGGTTCGCACTTCGGGCTGACGGCATCACGGCGACTGACGTCTCGGTCATCGCAGGGCTGAACCCCTATAAAACTCCCTTCCAGCTTTGGGCGGAGAAGCTAGGGAAGTATCAGCCGGACCCAGTGGGACCAGCAGCAGTGCGCGGCATCCTGCTGGAGAACACGGTCGCAGAGTTCTACGAGATGGAGACTGGCCGCGAGTTGCGCCGCAGCAACGGCATTGTCCGGCTGAAGGAACTCCCGTGGGTGATGGCGTCACTTGACCGCACCATCGTCGGCGAGGACGGCTTGGTGGAGATCAAGACGAGTACCTCACCGCGCTGGAGTCTGCATCCAGTGCCGCCAGAGGTGGTGGCGCAAGTGCAGTGGCAGATGTTCGTGACCGGCGCACCGTGGTGCGACGTAGCAGTCCTGCTCGGTGGTCTGGTCTTCCGCATCGAGCAGGTGGCTGCGAGCATTGACTACCAGACGGAGTTGTACCGCAAGGCGGTGGAGTTTAGGAACGCACTTGCAACGCAGACGCCGCCAGCCTTGCAGGGTCAGGACTCTGACGCGCTGGCTCAGGTCGTGCCGCAGGCGAGCGAAGAGTACGCAAACGCAACCGACGGCATTGACCGCGTGGCGGCGCTGTATTCGGAAAAGCAGTACGAATCCAAGTTGCTTGACGAAGAGCTGCAGAACCTCGCCATCTCGCTGAAGGAAGCGATCGGCGAGAAGGCAGGGATTGTCGGCAACGGATGGCAGGCAACGTGGAAGCAGAACAAGGCGTCGGTCAAGACCGACTGGAAGGAGGTCGCAACGAAAGTGGACCCGAAGATCATTGAAGCCGCGACGCGGGAAGTTCCAGGCGCGCGAGTCTTCCGATTCAAGAACGAGGAGGGACTATGAGCAAGGAGATCGCAGCAGCACTCTTGGCGCCATTCGAGGAGAAGGACCTGAAGCATCGCCCAGGGCGAGCAGGGATGACGTTCACCTACGCCGACGCGCGAGCAGTCGCGCAGCGGCTGGATGACGTCCTCGGCATTGAGGGATGGCAGTTTGAGGTGAAGGTCGCAGACGGCGCACGCAACGTCGTCCACGGCTCACTTGCTGTCGTAATCGGTGGCAAGACCACCATCCGACAGGACTTCGGCTACCCAAACTCTGCTCAGGACGACGAGCCACTGAAGTCAGCGGCCAGCGACGCGCTCCGCAGGTGCGCCGCGCAGCTAGGAGTGGGCAGGAGCCTCTATTCGCCAGAAAAGGGTGTCCCAGTACCACTTGCGAGGGTTCCGCGCCTCTCCGTGGCTCCTACACCCCTCTCCGTTGATTCTGACGACGCTACCAGCGACGCAATAATCGCTGCGAAGGCAGCAATGCTCTTTGCCGAGAACGTCGGCGACGAGACCTGCAGCCACGGCGAACTCTGGACCTTGAAGCCAGGCGGCATCAGCAAGGCAAGCGGCAAGCCGTACAACGCATTCTGGGCGGCGAGCCACAAGACGCCAGACGGCGCCTACTGCAAGGACAAGCCGAGCCAGAAGTTTGTCGCGTCGCAGTCGGCTGCACCGGCGAAGCCGAAGCTCGTGCCAGAAGACACCCAGAACCTAGAGGACTTGCCGTTCTAAGCAAGAGAAAGTCGGAGGAGGACTGAAATGGCGCTATGGATCAAGTGGTCAGCACAAGCACACAAGGACGCAATCATCAGCAGCCTGAGCGACATCGAGTTTCGTGCGTTCGTCACGATCCTTGAAGTGGCGAAGGAGATGCGGAAGGGCGGCGAGTTCCGTGACCGTCGGCACCTCGCCACGGTGATCGGGCCGCGCCTCTCAAGGTGCGTACCCCGACTGGTCGCCGAGGGCTTGCTGGAGTCATCTGGAGATGGTCTCGTCAAGGTCTCGAACTGGTCTCGATGGCAAGTCGACGCCACGTCGACCATTCGGCAACAGCGCGCTCGTGCGGGAAAAGAGCCTGTGTCACGGTTTAGTCACGCTATAGAACTAGAGAAGAACCAGAACAGAACTAGAGAAGAGAAGACTCTTACTAACGGCGTGATGAGCATTGGCGAGATTATTGCGAAGGGAGGACGACGATGAACGAGGAGCAACTGCTCACGCACTTGGCGAGAACGAGTGTTCCAAACCTTGAGCGGATGGAGTACGGCTTCAGCCGTTGGGACTGCACGGCGTTCTACGAGACGCCGATTGGTCGCATTGACTACATCCTTGAGCTGAAATGCAGGGAGACGCACTACCCTGAGCTGCTCATTGAGCAGGCGAAGTACGACTGGCTCATTGAGGAGGCTGGGAAGCGGTCAGCGCGACCGGCGTACATCAACTGGACGCCGCAAGGCATCTACGCCTGGGACCTGTATCGCGTGCGTGAGCCGCACTGGGAGGTCAAGGAACTTCCTGCGACGACTGCATTCGAGCGCACCGAACTCGTGCCAAAGGTGGTCGGGTTCCTCGCGGTCGCAGATGCGGTGATCCTGACGTGAGGTCGCTGGCGATTCTTGGGCCGCAGGGGAGCGGCAAGTCCACCATCGCGTCGCTCTTCGTGGAGCATCGTGAGTACCGTCGGCACGGCATTGCGGATGCCATCAAGCACATTGCTGCGATGGCGTACAACGACCTCGGCAAGAGCGAGATGACCACTGTGAGCCGCAACTTCGGCGACAGCACCTTGACCGGCAGAGAACTGCTGCAAGACATTGGTGCCGCGATGCGAGGCGTGGACACGCACTTCTGGCTGCGGGTCTGGCGCAAGGACTACTTTGAGCTAAAGCGGATTGGCTTCGGCGTCGTGGTGGATGACGTGCGGCTGGATGCCGAGGTGCAGTATCTCCGCGCCATTGACCCAGACATCTTTATCGTTCGGCTGACAGCCTCGGAGGAGGTCAGGCGCGAGAGGGTGGGCGGCAACCTGTACGGAGCCGCTGACATCACGGAAAGGGGCTGGACAGACAGCAGGGCAGACCTTACGGTTGACACAACGAGCCTGTCGCCTGAGGACGCCTACCGCGTCATCACCGACAAGATGGAGGAGGTCTAATGTTCAAGGAGTTGGAGATTCTTGCAGCACAGGCTGGCTACCGATTCGCCGAGGCCGTCAAGGACGGCGACCAATGGCACGTCATCCTTGACGATGAGGACGGAGAAATCACGTTCACTGGCGCAACCGTCCAAGAGGCGGTCGAGCGGGCGACGGAGCAGCTCGTTCGCAGCCTGAGCAACATCGGTCACTGACGTGTGGGATAGCGTTGGTCTCGTGATCGCAGGGCTGCAACTATTCTTTGCGCTGATCGTCGGGCTAACGCTGCCGGTGGCGGCTAAGCGTGGCGGTGCGGCAGCGGGTACCATCTTCCTGATCTTGGCGTTCGCCACGGTCATCTGGATCGTAAGGAGCGTGCTATGGCAGCAGTGAAGGCGCAGCGAGGCGGACCTCGCAAGGAGCCTGTGTTCGCAGCGACAAGCTGCGGCGCGTGCAGCGGCGACCTGAACACGCTGAAAGAGTCGTGGCGCGTCAAGGTAATCACCTTCGTCGCCAACAAGCGCAACACTCGCTTCGCCTGGTATCACCGAGCCTGCGTGAAATGACCCGCATCGAGCGAGCCGCGCCATTCCTTGACGACAAGGTGATTGCGGTTCAAGACGGCACCGATGCGTGGTGCGAGGAGCCTGGCTTCTCTGGTCGGGTCTGGTGCAACCTCTCCATCCGCTACGCCGATGCGATTGCGCCTGACGGCTGGTTCTTTCTGTACGAAGGCATCGGCAACCGCAAGACCAACGCCGACCTGATCAAGCACGGCGTGATGGAGATTGACGTCGCACGCTTCACGCTGAGCGACGGTGGCTCTGCAGTCTTGGCGAGGCTCATCTGATGGGCTACTTCAAGGACGAAGCCACCAAGAAGATGATTGACCCTGCCAAGAGCCGTAAGGGGAAGAACAGCCGACAGCGTGGCAATGCATTCGAGCGCGAGGTTGCGAAGCGTCTGCTCGGTCAGCGCGTCGGGCAGTTCGGCGGCAAGCAAGACGTTGCGAACGATTGGCTCGCCGTGCAGTGCAAGGTCGGCGGCAGCTTCAGCGAGCGCCAGTGGGATTGGTTGCAGACCGTGCCGGTGAAGAGCGACCAGCTGCGCGGCTTGGTGATCGGTGACAGTCCAGGCGTTGGCGGCGGCCGTCGTCGCGCCGTGATCATCCTTGACCTTGACGACTTCTGCGATTGGTTCGTAGCAGCGGAGCCGCCTGAGTGATCAGGAGTCGGAGGGTCTGGCTCTCGGCGCTCACGATGCTCATCACTGCTGCGATCATCTTTGCCTTCCCAAGGGCGCCTGACGCACCGCTGCGCGATTCGTTCAAGCCAGAGTCAACGCTTGTCGCTGAGTCGCTCATCCTGTCCGTGAAGGGCAAGGCAACGTGGTACGACGCGACCAAGAACAATGCGTGGTACACGCGAGGAGACAAGCCGACGCTGTTCTACGCAGCGGCGGGGCCAGCCCTTCGCAAGATCAAGGACTTCCGTTGGGGCAAGAAGCCGTACCGCATCATCGTGGAGAACCTCAAGAACGGCAAGGCAATCGTGGCGTGGGTGGTTGACTGGTGCCAATGCCGAGGGCAGAAGAACAACGAGAAGCTGGTGGACCTCAGCCCTGCCGCGTTCACCGCGCTCGGCGTGGACTTGAATACTGGAGTGCAAAGGGTTAGAGTCACAGTCCTGCCGTAGCAGGAGAGGGAGGGCAAGTGTTTACAGTCCGCAGCATTCGTGGCGACTGGATGCGCATTGTCGCCAAGCACGCCTTCCCGCATAAGTCCACGCGCGGCCGCATCGAGGCACTCGCCGAGGCACTGAAGATCAGCCGCCGCAGCGCCTACGCCTACGTCGCTGAAGAGCGCCGCGTGCCAGAAGACGTTGAGCAGCGATTCATCAACCTCTTCGGTGAAGTGGCAGAGGATGGCTGGCGCACGGTTGACCTGTACCGCATCCGCACCGTGCAAGAAACCAAGAAGGCGCCGCGACCGGCGATAAGCCGCGAGAAGACAGTCGAGGGAAGGCTGACGTGGATTGACCAAGCGATGCGCAGCAGCAGCATCCTGAGTCAAGACCTACTCGGACACGTCCTCGGCTGGGAGCGCAATAACATCACCTACGGACAGATCGCAATGGTGGAGGACGGACTTGATGAGCAAGAAGCGCGCGCCAAGCATCCGAACAACTTTGACGTGAAGGCGATGGCGGATGACGTCGTTGCGGTCTGCAAGGCGTGCGGCTTGGTAGGAGCCATTGACGCGCAGCTCAAAGAGGTGAACGGAATGGTGTTCCGCGTGACGTGCCGCACCAACTCCTACAAGATCAACGAATGAGCCTCGCAGAGTTTGAGCGCGAGTTCAGGAGCAAGGTGGGCGAAGATCGCCGCTGGCCAGCCTTCAAGGTGATCGCCTACTACCTGCTCGCCAAGCAGGGTCCAGTTCACATTGCAGAGACTGGCTGCGCTCGCCAGGCGGATAACTGGAGCGGCGATGGGCAAAGCACTCAGGTCTGGAACTGGATCATCGAGCGCACTGGCGGGAGTGCCATCGCCTTTGACATCAACCCAGGCGCCGTGGCATACGCCAAGACGGTGGCGCCGCTCGTGGACGTGCAGTGCATTGACTCCGTTCAGGGGCTGCGGATGATTCCGCACCCTGAGAAGCTGGACTTCCTGTATCTGGATTCCTACGACGTGACCCCAGGCATTGAGTCGCCAACCCATCACCTCGCCGAACTGACGAGCATCTACCCTCGGCTGCCGTCTGGCTGCCTGATTGCTGTGGATGACTGCAAGATCAACGGCAACGGCAAAGACCGCTTCGTCAAGTCGTGGCTGAGCAGTCTCGGCGTTGAGCCGATTCAGGACTCCTACGTGACCGTGTGGCGCAAGCCGTAGACTAGGCGGACGCCGCGCTTGCGCGGCTCAAGCCTGCCGGTGGAGTCCTCCCATCGGCAGGCGACCAAGCTGAGGACTGGAGGACGGATGGCAGCCAAGCAACCGACGCCAGACAAATACGACGCGCTGGATGCGTATGTCGCTGAGCTGCAGGTTGCAATGAATGTCACCTACTGGAAGATCACCGTGGCTCGTGATGCCTCAGACGTTGAGGCGTGGGCCGACATCAACCCGCACGCACAGGCAGAGACAGCCGAACTGCGCGTGAGCCACGACTTCTGGAAGCAGACGCCAGAACTCCAGCGCGAGGTGCTGACGCACGAGATGCTGCACGTCGTGACAGCCAGACTCGATCAGACCGTTGAGGCAATGGAGGAAGCGTTCGGCAAGATTGCGTGGGCTGTCTACGACCCGCTCTACGAGGATGCAACCGAGCGCGTGGTGGATCACTTGGCGAAGGTCATCGCGCCTGGGCTGCCGTTGCCAGAGTTCCCGAAGGCGTGACCTTCCAGCGACCCTGCTTGGACTGCGGCGTGCTGACGATGGTTGGCAACCGATGCCAGACGCATCGAGCTGCGGCGCAGAGCCGGTGGAAGGAAGGCAGACCCAACCCATACCTTGACCCCGCGTGGAAGAAGTTGAGCAGCCAGATCAGAAGCAAGCGTCCGTGGTGTGAAGTCTGCGGCAAGACCAGCGACCTGACCGTGGACCACCTTGACCCGCTTAGCAAGGGCGGTCCGCTACTAGCGCCAGAGCATCGGCTTCGGGTAGTATGCAGAACGTGCCACGGTCGATTGACCAAGCACAAGTAGGAGCAGAGGAGAGGACAATGAGCCGCATCGCTTGGTACTCCAACGCCTGCCACATCCCTTCGGGCTATGGGATGCAGACCGCGCAGGTCGTTCACCAAATGGTCGCGGACGGCCACGAGGTCGCGGTCACTGCGAACCACGGTGCTGCCGTGATGATGAACTGCTCACACGGTCACCCAATCTTCCCAGAAGGGTTGATGCGTTACTCCGTAGACGCAGCTCCAGAGAACATCAAGACGTGGATTGGAGATCAGCCAGGCTTCGGCGTTGTGTTGTTTGATCTCTGGCCGCTAAACGGCATTGAAGCATTCAAGGAACTGAACCTCGCCTGTTGGACGCCAGTTGACCACGACCCAGTGCCACCAGGTGTTGCGTATTTCGCAATACAAGGCAAGCATCACGTCATCGCAATGAGCCGCTTCGGTGAGGACAGACTCCTGAAGGCTGGCGTCCCAAGAGAAGAACTCAGCTACATCCCGCACGCCATTGACCGCGCTGTCTTCTGCGACCGAGGTAAGAGCGTGCGATCGTCAATGGGCATTCCAGAGGACGCTTTCCTTGTCGTGACCAACGCAGCCAACCGTGGACGCATCCCAGTCCGCAAGGCGTTTGGTGAGATGGCAGACGCAATGGCAACCTTTATGCGCGACCGACCTGACGTCTACTGGATGATCCACACGGAGCCGAACGGACACAGCGAAGGCGTGAACATTCCTCGCTTAGTCGGATCGCTTGGCATTGACCAGCAGCGAGTGCGCTATCCACACCCAGTCCACTTCCGCAACGGCATCCCGCAAGACGCGATCGCCTCGCTCTATTCAGCTGCTGACGTGCAGCTCCTCACCTCGATGGGCGAAGGCTTCGGCATCCCTGCCGTGGAGAGCCAAGC